AGGATCGCTGTTGAATCGTCACTGTAGAATGTGACTCGGTTAGAGCAATGATTCGGCATTATATACAAACCTCCTCAAATCTCTTGTTTGTAATTTCAATATGCTGTTCCTCTGTTAGTGTTGGGAACTCTTGCATTACCTCATAGTATATTGACCAGAGGATTTCTTCATGATGTAAAGTTGACATTAATTCTATCTCCTAGAGGGTGGATTAATTGGTTCGTAGTCGAATGGACTAGGTTCGCAGTATTTCTCACAAAGTGAGTCATATGCTTCTTGGGTGGATTCGTCGATCCAACCCATATCGTTAAAAAACGAGATCATGTCACCTAAGACGCACTCTTCGTCTTCGGTCATGGTGAGAGTTCTTAAGAACTCTTTATCGAATGATGTGTCTCTTGGCATATCTCTATTATACTCCCTCAGGGTGACATAGTGAAACAATGACATCATCTGTAACAATATTCACCTTATCAACGTGTGTGAAATACTGGTTGATGTGCTTGCTAGTTGTTCGACTGTAATAAGTCTCTGTTTTGAAATGTCCCAAATCTGGGGTGAAACCTGCAACAGGTGTTTCATATGAAAAAAACAATGTAGTGCCATTGTTAAAACTGAGTTCGGTTTGGTTGCTACCGACTTGTCTAAGGATCATTGAAATGAATCTCTTTTGTGTTTACTCTTCTATTATAGACTCACGGATCGCAAAATTGACCATCTCATGTGCCACTAATATTACTGTCCACTGGGATGGGTTTTGTCGCTGCATATGCATTATGATGATATCAGTTAACAAAAACTATGCAAACACACAGCATCACCCTTGGCATGAACATCTCAGACTCAGGCAAGGTAACGAATCAGATGTGGTTGCAATTTCTAGAAACTGAAGTTGTGACTCGTCTTGACTATGCCACTATCACAGATGCAATTGGCATCTATAAAGGCACGGTCGAAAAGAGCAAAATCATTTCAGTGACAGTTGACGAACGTACAACTGGTTCCCTCAAAATCATTGAAAATCTTAAACAGGTCGGGCAAACCTACAAAACCCAATTCAGACAAGAAGCGATCCTCTACCAAAAAACAGAGGTCCCGACTCTCGAATTCGCATAAGGCAGAGATCGCACGGGTGGGACTTCTCACCCTATTCCTTTACCTAGGATGGTGATCCGCGAAGCGGCTGACTTTCTTATTATTACAGTTTTGTAACAATGTGCCAACCTCAACCCTATATGCTCTATAATAAGAGTATACAAAACAGGATTTCAATCTATGTTCAACAACGATCTAACACCAATGTACGATGGACGAGTTCTAATGAACAAGTCAGCAATGAAAGATCCAGTAGTCAAGGCAGCACTGGACGCAATGGCAAAGAGAAATTTTGAACCTCAAGAAATCAACCGCTACGGGGTCTGGTACATATCAGACCGCCACTAGATAGGTTGGGCGTGCATCTCGCGTATTGCCAATTGCTGTAAGTCCCACCCAACCAACTTGGGCATCCATTGGGTAGGGTGAAAGTCCCTAACGTTTAAAAGAAGTCAATGAATGTAAGTCCCAACCGCACAGGGCACGGGTGACCTCATTCCTAAAATAGGGTCTACCTCTATTATAGGTGGAAAAGGTCTTTAAATCGAACCTCCTGTGCCACTTTTATTTCTGTCCACTTCATGCTTACATGGGGTGGATTTTTCTTTATAATAGAATCAAAGATTAAAGCATTTATGACTTTTCAACAATCACTCAACCTCACAGACACACCACGCACAGAGTACAATGGTTGGTCAGACTGGACAACTTGGAACTGTGCCTTGTGGATCGGTGGGGACGAAGGACTCTACAACATCGCTAGAACCTGTGACTCATGGTTCGATTTTATCATTGAGATGCAAGACTTCGGAATGAACCAGACTCCAGATGGGGCAAAATGGACTGAAGCAGACTATGATGAAATGAGCGAGATGTTAGATGAATTGTAAACTAATGTTTCAACACCTCGTCAATACTATAGACGGGGTGTTCATCAATGCTATAATTAAAACATACAGCAATTCACTTGAACAAATGAACAAAACTACTTGGGCAGTTCAACCAACATACTGGGGCAACGAACTCAGATCATGGGCAGAGTATGCTACCACATGGGAGCAAATCGAAGACATGGCAATCGACATGGCAACCGAAACAATGGAAGAAATGACCATTTTTAAAGTTGGTTCTATCTCTTCTTTTAAATGGGCGACACGTGGGGGTTTGGGTTAACCCCACCCCGTCGAATTATAAGTCGTCTAATTATTCACCTATTCTCTCTTCATCTCATGACCCGTTTGATTATTCTTTCTTTGGCAATTCTTTGCATAGGACAAAGCACATTTGCAAGAACTCAAATAAGCAATGTGTTAGACCTAACAAGTGACGTAATAAGACCTAGTTCATACTAGGTCTTTTTTATTACCCCGTCGAATTATTAGGGCGGGCTATATATCGCTATATGTGCCCATATTTGGGGATATATGGCGATTGTTTTTTTAGTATATAATACACACATATAATATTATATACATGTATATACTATACACATATAATACACATATACTACCCCGTCAATAATACAGGGCGGGCTATATATGGCATATATGAGCACATATAATATAATATACGCAAATAATATTCGTGGTATATATGTGCCACATATAATACTGGTACACATATACATGTATATACTATACACATATACTATAATATAATCATACACATATATACATGCCTTATGCAATCACTATCTAATGACACATACAATGCATTAGTAAATGATCAATTCATTAAAGATCATTTCACAGTAATAACGTTTGATGAATATGGATCATTAGAAGAGGAGAGAGAGGACAGAGGGTATTGCCCTTGCTGTTGCTCACCACCAGAGGAATAGACAGTCCGTCCCCCCCGTCCGTTTTTACGGGGGTGCCCGTGTTTAACTTTTTGCAAAAGTCTAATCTATAAAGTCTTGCATGAGCGAGCGAGGAATCAAAAATATAATTTTCCAAAAAATTTCCCCCAGTAAAAAACTATGAAAACCTTTGATGTAGAAACAACAACCACATACAAGACATGGGTACGTGTCGAAGCAGAAGATGAGTTTGCTGCTCAGAAGAAAGTAAATGACGCACAGTGGGATATCACAGCAATCCAATATCAGAGCATGACGAAAGCAGAATCAACGGGCACCGTAAGAGACGTTCCAGAATAACTGAGTATTAACCCCCATTGCAATTGTTCTGATATCCTGATATAATATATACTAGATACCACGCACTTCCAGTAATGCAATACGTTCTATACAACGAACACTTCGATCAAGTCGGAGTATTTGAAGACATTCATCAGATGAGAACCTTTCTATGTGAAAGAAAGTATCAGATGAATGATAAGACATACATGGAAGATACGTTTGATTATATCAAATCAATCAAGTGGCATTTTGATATCAAGCAAAACTAGGAGGATACATGTCAGGCGATTGCAAACAACAACCGCATATCTACTACACTGAGTATGGTAGAAAAACTCTCGAAGAGTATTACGTCAATCAAATAGAATCTCTCACAGAGAAGGTCGAACAACTCGAAAGAGTGATTGACTACCTAGAAAGCAAAGTAAAAACCCATCACACCATCTTTACAAACTATGAGCTCTCATTTATCAAACGAAGAACTTCTCGTTAGATTAGAAGCACTCGAAGAAAAAGTCAAGAAGTCTAACCTGATGATGAGACGACCTGGCCATGAGGAATATGAGAAGTTGGTCGATGTTGTATGCGACCATGAGCAAAGACTTCAGAGTAAAGAACAACAACCTCAGAGTGTTGTCGGAGGAGCTTTGGAGTTCTCTGAGATAGATGACATTAACTGGTAAAAAATCGCGAATCCTAACCAAAGGGCAAAAATCGCGTCGTTGATCTCTAAATATTCATATAGTAAGTACAAACCATGCTAGGACTGGAATCACTAGAAGGAGAATTCGTTATCCGAGATAACGATCAGATCACAAGGTATACAAGAGCAAAAGACTTGCCTGATACCTTTGACCATCTGATAGAATTTGCTCCAAGATCTCCAGAACCACCACATACTGTAAATGACCATGTGGAAATGAGTAAGTACGCAGATTACTTGCAGGAGTTAATGACAAGAGAACGAAAATGAGCAAATACGAGTTTGAGTACGATTCATGGTTTAGGGACGATATACCAAAGGCACAATATGGAAGTCTTCAGTGTTGGATAGAGAATGAGAAGACGCAACCATGGACGAACGCATACGATATGACCATTCATAGTCTAATGTACGAAATAGCAGTCAAGAACGGATTATTAGCAGAGCAATATGGCAGTCAGCATAACTCCTGACGGAACAACAACGTTCCTTACGGATATAACCAGACCTAATTTTGCTATGAATGAAACGGTGAGTGCATCTTGTAGTGTTCAATCACCTCAGGTATGTAATGTAACCAATGTGGATGCTGCTGTACAGGCACCTGACAATGAACCTGACCTAATAATTACACCTGGCACTACATCAGTTAACATAGGGGGAACTCTACAGGATCCTTTTGTTGATATATTCAAATACGTAGAACAGAATGAGTCTGATAATACTATGACCCCTATAACAGTCGAAAGAGTAGTGAATATGCCATCTGGTAAAATATTCTATAATCTGGATCAGGATGGTACTGTATATGTCAGTAGGTTCTTTGATATTACTGTACAATGGGAAGCAGGTACATCAGGTAACCTAGTTGCACAGACACCTGCAACCTTCGTACTTGAATTGAAGATATATAATTCATGGGAAGGTATTCGTTCCTTTGTAGCAAACTATTATTAATATGCCAGCAGTCACACGAGTCGGAGACGCAGATGTATCCCATTGTTCTGGAATGAACAGAGCACAGGGTTCAGGTAACGTCTTCTGTAATGGTAGACCTGTCTCCCGTCAAGGAGATAAGAACACCATTCATTTAAAACCAGGTAATCCATGTCCTCCACACTCCGCTTCTATATCAAGTGGTAGTTCTACGGTCTTTGTAAATGGCAAAGGTTGTGGTAGAGTAGGAGATGGACTAGGTGGTTGCACATCAGTGGCAGCTGGTTCATCAAACGTATTCGCAGGTTAATTATTATGGCAATGAGATTTAGTATGGGTCAATCTTTGATTGAGTCTAGACCAAAGAAAACAAGACAAGGTAGAGGGCAGCATAGCAAGTACTCTGCTACGTCTAGAAATAAGGCAAAAAAGAGGTACCGTGGCCAAGGCAAATAGAATAGTAGATGGTAAGAGAAATGCTAATATTCCCGTAGATATGAGCGATCATTTCTACGATCATGGGAATGAATATTGCAGGTATCTTATTACAGATCCACGCAGTGATAGAGCATCAAGAAAAAAGTCACAAAAAGAAGTATAAATATACCTGAGGTTACTACTAGGTTAGTTTGTGGCATTAATATCGAAGTCATTTCGTGACTTCTCTTTAACTTTTGAAAAGAATGCGGTGACAAATGATATTTTGGCACTGAACAATGAAGCAGCCATAAAAGAATCAGTCAAAAATATTGTATTCTATAATTTCTACGAGAAACCTTTTGATCCAGCATTCGGTGGTAATATCATCGGATTGTTATTTGAGAATTTTAATGCAAACGACGCAAGAGCACTCAAGAGACGTATTAAAGAATCTATCAATACTCATGAACCTAGAGTAGCGGTATATGAGATTAAGACAACGTGGACTGAGGATCGAAATCATCTAGATGTAAGCGTAGCATACGTTATTATGGGTTTACCACCAAGATTTGATAATATTGATTTAGTATTTAAACCATAATGGCATTTAATCAGGTCAACGCCCTCGAATTTAACGAGATAAAGGCACAAATTAAAGATTATCTAAGAAGTCAAGATCAATTTAGTGATTATGACTTTGAAGGATCGTCTTTGACGGTGCTTTTAGACGTTTTAGCGTACAATACTTACTATACAGCAGTCAATGCGAACCTTGCAGTCAATGAAGGGTTCCTAGAGACTGCTGTTTTGCGTGAAAACGTAGTAAAACTTGCTAGAATGATTGGATACACTCCAAAATCAGCAAGATCGGCACAATGTACTGTTGATATAACAGTTCAGACTGTAGTTCCTTACCCAAAAACTGTTACAATTAATAAAGGACTAGTTTTAAACTTTACAGGATTAGATAATAATAACTTTGTATTCTCACTTGGTTCAGATCAGACACAGAGTGTTGACAGTACAAGTGGAATTGCAACATTTACAGGTATTACATTATTTGAAGGTGTATTTTTAACAGATACATTTGTAAAAGATATAAACCAAAGACAGAGATTTATCCTTACTAATAAGAATGCAGACACAACTTCTATGAAAGTTGAGGTCACTTCTGGAACTGTCACAGAACGTTATCTACAAGCAACAGATATTACAAAGATTGATTCTACTTCTAAGGTATTTTTCTTAGAAGAATCTGAATATGAGATCCCAGAAATTCTGTTTGGTGACGGAAAGGTTGGAAAAGACTTAGAGAATGGAGATGTCATAAGCGTATCTTATTCTACATCTAGTGGAACTGGTGCAAATGGTCTAAAAGTATTCGAGAATATTGGTACATTTAGAGATAACCTAGGAAATGCAATTACTTCTGGTATCTCTACAGTTGCTACTTCCTTCCCAGATGGAGGTGCGAGAGCAGAAAGCACAGAAGCAATCAAATTTTCTGCTCCTAAATTCTATTCTGCATTTGGTAGAGCAGTTTCGACACAGGATTATGAAGCAATTCTCCCACAGATCTATCCAAATATAGGATCTATTTCTTGTTATGGCGGTGAAGAAGCAGAACCACCCGAATATGGAAAAGTTTTCTTGGCAATTAAACCAAAAAATGCAGACAAATTATCTCTTTCTGAGAAAAATGTTGTTTTGAAAAGGTTAAGAGAGTATTCTGTCGCTGCGATTCAACCTACAATTATTGATCCGTCCATTTTATACATTGATATTGACAGTTTTGTGTATTTTAATCCAAATGTTACGCGGAATGAAGCATCTCAAGTGAAAAATGCAGTGCTTGCTGCGTTAAGTGTCTTGAATAGTAGCGGAGAATTCAATAAATTTGGCGGAAAATTCAAATATTCTCGACTTCAGAGTATAATTGATGGTTCAGAAGTCTCAATTACTTCAAATATCACTCGTCTCAAGATGAGAAAGAACGTGACCGTGGCACTTGGTGCACGTGTGAACTATAAAATATGCTATGGTAACCGCATTAAGCAAGGAACAAGCCTAAAACCCTGTGTATACAGCAGTGGATTTAAGGTTGTTGGAGATGATTTTAACACTTATTACCTAAATGATGACGGTGCAGGTCTATTGAGACTCTATTATATTAAAGGAACTGGTGAATTTGAGTATGTTGATGGTCTATGGGGCACTGTAGATTACAATATGGGTGAAATTGTGGTTAATGATCTAATCATTCAAGCTACAAATATAACAGATAATCAATTACAGATCTCTGCAAGTCCAGAATCAAATGATTTGATTTCATTGAGAGAAACCTATTTGACAATAGGTATAGATAATACGACTGTAAGTGTAATAGAAGACACTATCAGTAGTGGTTCAAACTTATCT